AGTCTCGCTCCATACCCATCCAACAGTGGAGCAAGTACCTGATGACTCCCAAAGAGCTGGCTCTCCTTTTTCAGAAGCTGGAGAAATCAAATTCTGTTCTTCAGGACATCGCCAAGACTGACCTTGGTAAGTCCGGGGAACTCGCGAGAAAACAACTTGGAATCGAATGAGCAATTCAAATATCGACCGTGCGCGAGCATGGCTTCGCAACACCCCCGGTGCCATCAGCGGCCAAGGCGGTCATAACGCAACCTTCGCAGTAGCTACCGCTCTAGTTCATGGCTTCGAGCTGTCACGCTCCGATGCGGAGATGCTGCTGACCGAGTACAACGAGAAGTGCGTTCCACCGTGGAAGCCTAATGAATTGGCCCACAAGGTGAATCAGGCGATGAACGTAGCGCACGACAAGCCGAAGGGATGGCTTCTATCAGCGCAAAGCGGAACGCCCGTATCGACGACCGGCAAGTTCATCGTTCAGAAGATCCAAGCTGTACCTGAGTCAGAATCCAAGCTGACCACAATCGACTTTCTCAAAGCCTGCTTCGAGCCGGACGAGGTTGTCTGCATCTGCAACGACATCATCTGCGACGAGGAAGGTAAAGGTAGGCCAGCGTCCAAGGGTACATTCCTGAAGCGCGACGAATGGATTGAGAAGCATTTCACGCCGCCCATAAGTTCCATGTGGAACGGTCCTGACAGCCGTGGCGCGTATGTACGGGTCAATCCATGTCTCGACGAAACCGGATCGGATTCCGGCGTGTCAGCATTCCGCCATGTGCTGGTCGAGATGGATGAGAAGACCAAGGACGAGCAATGGACGATCCTGAAGGATTCCAAGCTGCCGCTATCGGTTGTCATTGATTCCGGCGGCAAGAGTCTGCACGGCTGGGTGCGCGTTGAAGCGGCGAACAAGGAGGAATGGGGCGAGCGTCGCGACGTTGTTTATCGTCATCTGGAAGCCCTTGGCATCGATCCGAAGAACAAGAACGCGAGCAGGTTCAGCCGCTTGGCCGGTGTGATGCGCGATGGCAATGAGCAGAGGCTTGTAGCCATCAATGTGGGCGTCGTGAACTGGGATGCGTTCACGGACTATCTGGAGTCGCAGGACATGCCTCAGGAGTTCCCGCTCCAGAGCATCATCGATTACGATCCTGAGAACGACCCGGACAACCTGATCGGCGACAGATGGATTCGGCGCGGTTCATCGATGCTCTTTGTCGGTCAGAGCGGATGCGGCAAAAGCTCGATGGCGTTCTACCAAGGACTGAGGTGGGCCATTGGTTCCGATTGGTTCGGATGCCAGCCGGTACGACCGCTCAAGGTGGCCTACGTCCAAGCTGAGAACGACATCGCCGATCAGCATGACGCTCTAAAGGGAGCCGCGCAGATGGTCTTCGGAAGCGATTGGCGGAACGGATTGCGTCGTGCGGACATGCTCTTCTTCCGAGAGGCAGTTCGAACCGGCGCGGAGTTCACGACCATGCTGCGTCGTCTCATTCGCAAGACGAAGGTGGATATCGTCTACATCGACCCTCTGCTCTCCTACATCGGGGGTAACCCATCGGACATCGAGGTCTGCGCGAACTTCACGCGGCATCTGCTCCAGCCGATTATGATGGAGACAGGCGTCGTCATCGTGCTGGTTCATCATTTCCCCAAGCCGAAGGGCAAGGATGACAAGCCGGAGAGCGTGGCAGATATGGCCTACTCAGGATTCGGATCGTCCGATCTGACCAACTGGGCGAGAGAGGTGATTGTGCTGAAGGAGGTCGGATTCAATCATCCGCGACGCTTCATGCTGGGAATGGCAAAGCGCGGTGATAGGTCAGGATTGAAGGATAAGAACGGAAACAAAACCGGCTCCATCGTCATTCAACGAGGAGTCGGTACGATATCCTGGGACTACGCGCCGCCCGAGCAGTTCGTAGTCGATAAGGCGGCGGCTAAGAAGCCGTGGGGCGGACGACCTAGGCGTTAGCCTTTTCGCGTTCGGCGCGGCGACGACCCTTGGCGGCTAATGACTGGAACTTTTCCTTGGAAAGTTTTTTGCGTCCAATCCATGCCGCAAGTGCGCGAGGCTCTCTCACACCCTTCTTCTCAAGCTCGCCGATGAGCTTCTCGTAACGTCCGCCACCACCAAGTTTCATCTTGTCCATATCAGTTAGAATGAGTTGTTACCGACCAAAACAGAGAAAACCAAAGCCAGAATCCACGCGGCGCAGCTCCAATACTTGGGCGTCGTCTTGTCCTTAGCCTCCGCGCAGTTATGTCGCGCACGGAAGTTCTTACGACGCTCAGGATTGTCGCGCTTAATCTCCATGTTCGGATCGCCGAAGCGAACCTTGATGACGTTGCCGCTGTCGTTCTTAACGTAGACAGCACTCTTCTTCCGCTCTCCCGGCGTGTAGAACGGCTTGTTGAGCGTCACCTTCTTGCCCTGGTAGGTGTTACCTTTCTTCTTGGAGAGGGAGGTTTTCATTAATCGCGGCGACGAGATTGACGGCGCATTTCTTGAAGCTGCTTCTCTTCAGACTGGCCTTCTTCCATCTGCATCATGGCTCGGTCAGTTTCGAGCTTCAGCATTCTCGACCAGTTTCGATTGAACAAGTCGATCTGCTCCTTGGAAAGCTGGCTGATCGGTGTGGTGACAGTTTTGACGTATGTTGGAGACTGAAGCATTCGGCCCACAGCGGATTCACCGGAATCTCCAATAGCCTTCAAAACCATTCGACGACCAATAAATCCAACAAGACCACCACCAATCGCACCTCCAGCAACACCAGCAGGCCCAAGTCCGCTTGCGATGTATGCGCCAGCAGTGGCAAGCGTTGGGATAATAGATTTTGAAACAAGACTATCGGCTTCCTTCGATGCAACAGCCAACTGATCGGCAATTGTGCTGATCTTGTCCACGCCACCAGCACCGAACAGCTCGTTTACAAGCGCGTTGTACTCTCCCGGCTTTTCGCCGCCAGCAATCAACGCCTTCATCTTGTTCGTGTCGATGGACTTCTTTCCATCAACAAACGAGTCTTTGACGATCCGACCGAGGACAATGTTCTGAGCATCAGCCAGAAGGTCTGGCCGACTTTCCTTGAGGATCTTCGTAAACTCCTCAGCTCTCTTGACTGGATAAACGCCGCCACCCTTGGACTTGAGGAAATCTACAATGTTTCCGGCAGGGATGTTTCCGTAGAGTTCACCACCCCTGATGGCAGAAGCGACAACCTGCTGGAAGTCGGTGGCAGCCTTAGACTGCTCCGTGACGTAATCATTCAACTCCCTAAGCATTGTGTTTGCATCAGGGTTTGAGGCGATTTGCTTCAGAACATCATCATCAATGACGACGCCCTTTTTAACCTTGGACTTGATGTCGGAAAGCAGGCTGATGATTTCCTTTTGAGCTTCAACATCCTCTCCGGGTTGCGCTAGAATCCCCTTAAATCCACGCTCTTCATTCTTCTTCTGAAAAGCAGCTAGACGCTTTTTGACATCAGCAACTTCCTCTTGGTTTTTCTTCAGACGAGTTTCAGCTCCGGTGATGCGATTGGATACGTCAGTTTCAAGCAGATTTGACTTTGAAGTCAGCTCTTCAAGACTCGACTTAAGCTTCTCCTCCTCCTTGAGGATCGAAGTGTATTTTGATGCCACATCTTGAATCTGGCCAAGGCTCGGGAAGAACTCGTTGGCCACTTCCTTTTGAAGCTGTTTCGATTTGCCAGTTTTTGCTTCGGTTAGAGTGTTGAGAAACTCAACCGGATTCTTTCCTCGAATCTGATTGTAGATGTAGTCCGAAAGAGCTGGCTTAACATTGGTTTCCCAAGATTCACCAGACATGTCTTTCAATGCCGCTAAAACCAAAGCTCCATTGGAGCCGGTAATTGAAGAGATAGCCTGTGGCGCACCTCCAGCTTCTCCAATTCCACGCAAAATCTTATCAATGTAACCGCCTTTGAAGCGGCTGATTCCTTCCGCGTACGACTTGTTTTGGGCGGCAAGCGCATCTCGAAGCTCTGGATTAGCGTCGAACGCCGCAGTCATCTGCTCGTTGATCTTGTTGAGCTTTTCCCAGCTCTCAAAGAATCCTTGTTGAACCGGAGCGTTGAAATCAAACAGTCGGTAAATTTGAGAACGCAGCTTTCGAAGGTCTTCTAAGCTCTTGGTTTCAAGAACTGGATTCCCATCTTTGTCCACCTTTCCAAAATCAACCTCGACAGTTGTCGCTTTGAGGTCAGGTCTGATTTTTGCGAAACCTTGTTCTTGAGCATCTTCAAACAGCTTCCGCTGCTTGTTTCCCTCGGCACCTACAAGCAATCCAGTTTCAAATGATGATACCGGCCTTGCGCTAACAAACCGCTCATCAAAACCTTCCTCGATTTTCTTTATCTGATCTTGAAACCCAGCAATCTGCCCTTCTATCCGGGTGCGATTGGCAACGTCTTCAGCTCCAAGCTGCGCTCTCTGATTGCTAAGGCGAACAATCTCATCTTGAAGATCTTGAGATTCCACCTGAAGACGGCGTTCTGCATTACGGGCAAAAGCAAGCGCACGGCGATTTCGCTCATCCTTAAACCCAGCAGTCTTCCTGATGGAATCATCGACCTTGCGAGTTGCCTGCTCGGTCAGTGCATCAGCTTGGCGCACAACCGACTCAACAACGGCTGGATTTATGTCGGTTTTCCCAGAAATCCTTTCAAGCTCGCTAACGATGGCTTGAGTCAAATCATCGCCGGAAAGACCAGACCGACGGCCTTGAATCACGGACTGCTCCAAAACCGACTGAACGGTATCCTGAAAGTTCTGAACATCCTGAGGAGACGACCCTGAGAATGCTGGATTGTAGAACGTGTCAGCAACCTGACGGGAAAGTGCAGGGTCGATACCAGCAGCATTCCCAAGTTCCTGACGAATCAGGTTTGCGCGGTCTTCCAGAAACTTCTGGGTGAACGGACGCTGCATTTCACCGGCAAAAGCAGCAGGGAATTTGCCGACTGACGGCGCGCCGGAAACCGCTCTTGTAGCTGCTCCAACACCGCGAATCGTGGTTGATATGGCAGGAAACAAAACGCTTCCCATTGCCGCTCTCAACGCCATCTCACCGCCGCTGACATCTTCACCGAAAGATTCAATGCCAGCTTGAGCGAGAGATTGCGCGCCACCGGCAGCGGCTTCCTTCCTAACTTGTGCGCCAAAAGTGGCCTGCTGCGGAACTCCAGTTTCGCTGGTCAGCAAACGTCGAACACCTGTTCCAGTTCCCGCCTTGGCGATGCTGGGCGTTGGAACTCCAGATGCAGCAATCTGGAAAGGACGCATCTTCTCAGGCTCCAACGTCTGAGCTAAAAGTTCAGACCCAATGCCAATCGCAGCTTCACCAGCGAGCGTTTGACCACCAGGAACGAATGCTGCGGCTAGTGGCCCACCGTATCTGACAGCAGTCGCAGCGACTTTTCTCGCTCTTTTGCCTTCGTAATCTGC